AGCCGTCGCACCATCTTTATCAGCCTGAGCTTGCTTAAACTCATCAAGGCTTGCCAAGCTTGCCTTGCTGTCAATATCAGCTTGTAAGTCCTCAGGCGCTGGTGTCCAGTCGGTAGCGATTGTGCCGCGCTCTAATTTGACTTCAGCAAACTCAACATAGCTTTGATTTGCTATGCCATGACCGCCGATAATAACACCAATGTTTTGTGTATCTTGGCTTGCGACAAATGCAACTTTGATGTACTGCCAAGTTTCATCAAGTACAGTGCTTGACGTGATCAAGCGTTGTCTGATGTTGTTATCGCCGTAAACAAATGTATTATTAAGTGAGCTATTAGACTTCACAAAAAACGACAGTACATAACTCTCACCTTGTTTAATGTGATGAGTGCTTTGTGCTGATTTTTGTGCGTACCAGCTATCGTCTGTACACAATACACGCAAAACAGGCGTTTTGTATTGTGTGCTATCAGTTTGCGACATAGACGAGCGCACAAAGTTAGACCAAGCGCCTAGGTCGCCACTTTTGATAACTAAGTTACGACCGCCGACTTCTAAGCTGTCAAACTTAGCACTCAAACGGCTATGCTCTATCGCTTGATTTTGAGCAGTCTGCTTAATTGTCGCGATCTCTGTGTTATGCTGATCACTTGTCGTCTTAAGCTGTTGATAGCGCTGTGACAAATTACCAGTGGTCACGCCCAAATCTCTGATTGAGCTTGTATGACCGCCCACAGTTTGAGTCAAATTAAGCAATTCTTGCGTCTTAGCGTCATTAGACTGCTTAAGTGTATTGATGTCAACAATCGCGCTAGTGATGCGCTTTTTCTCAGCATCAATATTAGCAACAGCAGTATTAAGCGTGCTTTGAGCATTGGCAATATTTTGATTAAGCGTCGGCAATTGCTGATTGATGCTGTTAATACGCGTGCGCTCATCAGCAATGCTTTGATTGATTTTCGGCAAATCAACATTGATTTTGCTGATGCCTGATTCAAGCGTCGGTATCTTTGCGATTGGTGCGCGCAAAGACTGGTCAAGATGACTTTGGCTGATTTGACCAGATAAGATATCAAGTACTTTTCCTGCGTCGGCGCTTGTCGTGCCACTTGCCCAAGCCGTCCAGTCTGACACATTGCCCAGCTTATCGACGATGCGAGCACGATAAAACTGGCGTAAATTGCCTTGCAAGCCAGTGATGGTGTGGCTGTTGGTTGGGTAGGCAAACTGCCCTAAAGTTGCGATATTTGAGCGTCCATCGGGCGATACTTGAATTTCTGTGTAATTGGTATCGGTAGAGCCTGTGTTAAATATCCAAGCCAATTCCATGCCAAACAGCTTGCCAGTGGCGGTAAGCCGTGCCAAGCGTGGCGGTTTGCCTACTTTGCCTGTGATGGTAGTAATTTGGCTTGATGTGGCTAGGCTTTCGTTATCAAAGGCGTCGATTGCACGCACACGAGCTTGATAGTTACCGCTATAGACATTGTCAATATCGATGGTTTGGCTGGCGGTCTTAAGCAGTGCAATCCACGCATTATCATCGGTACGCCACTCGACACGATACGCCACCGCACCGATGACTTGTGACCAATCAATGCTTAGCTTGGTGATACTGACACCTTGCTCAACACGCACCGATTGGCTAATAGTCACCGTCTCAGGTGCACTAATCACCGCCGTTGGGATGATGCTCACAGGCTTTGGCTGAGCACGGATGTCAATCTCAGCAGCGACAAACTTATCAGGATTGTACTCAACGCCCGTGATAGTAAATTTGGCAGGCTCAGACTGCACAATCGACATCACACGCAGTTTGAGCGTCTGCAAATCAGCACTATCCATCGCCCACACGGCATCAACTTCGGCACGTTCAAAGGCGGTCTGCACGGTGATTTTATTGCCATTGATGGCGGTAATGGTGCGTGTCTCGCTCACGCCATCATTGCCATTGATCATCAGCAGATCGCCACTTGCCAAGCTTTTGGTGATGGCACGATCTAGGGTGATGACATTGCCGTCGATGGCTTGTACACGACCGCCGTTGTCACGACCTGCCAGTACATGGTCTGATACAGCGATTACCGATCCCACATGGGGCAAATAGCCATCCAAGCCCACACTAAATGTCACGGTCTGCGTCTCAAGTGCTTCGGACAACAACGCCCACTTGCCAAGGCGTATCGCCTGAGCCTGACTGGTACAGCCAAAGGCAGACATATCAAGGGTTTTTACGCCATATTTGGCGATGGCTTGTAAGTCTGGGACGACTTCGTAAGTGGTCTTGTACTCATTATCAGGGTCATCCCAAGCAACTTTGACTTGGGTATGGCGTGCATAATTAGCAGTGCCCGAGTACTCAAAATCACCAATGATATTAGCGCGGCTAAAGGTATACAGCACATCTTTTGGCAAATCAGCATCAACGATGATTTGCTCACCGTCCCAATATGTCAAGGCGTGGAAAATCCCTGCGATATTTTGCAAAATCTTATAGGCATCTTCACGCTGCTGCAGATAGACATTACACGCATAACGAGGCTCACGACCGCCACGACCATCATCGACCATCTCGTCGCAGTACTGTGCCACACGGTATAAACTCCACTTGTCCAGATGACCAATCAAGCGATCGCCCAGTGCATAGCGACGGGCGGTACATAGGTCATAATAAATCCAAGCAGGGTTATTACTGTATGCAGGTTTGAATGTGCCGTCCCAAAGACCTGTGTAAGTGCGACCGACTGGGTCATAGTTACTTGGCACTTGGATAATCATGCCGTGGCATTCAGCGGCGAATTTTGGGATATTATTAAAACTCTCAGCATTAAAGCGTAAGCCAATCAGTGCCGTGCATGGATAGCGTAGCTTGGCATCAAGCACTTCGGTGAGTGCATCGATGGTCATACGATCGCCGACCATTTCGCTGTCTTTGTTGGCGGTGAGACGGCGGACACGGATTGTCCAGTTTTTCTTAGCGGTTGGTAAGTCGATGCGGTGGCTGCGTTTATAACCTTGGGACGCTTTACCGGTAAATTTAGTGGCAAGTACTTCACGCCACACGCCGCCATCAGTCTGTACATCGACGGCATACTCAATGGTATGTCCAACACGATCGCCGTTATCTTTAGCAGTAAAGATCGCACCGAAACCAATGCGAATCACCGCTGCCGACAGCTTGGTGTTGCGCAGTTGTCGCACGAATGGTCGGTCATGGCGGAGCTCGACATTGACACTGGTCTCATTTTCAACTGCAGGAAAGCCGTGCAAATGCTCTTGATCAATTGTGCCATGACGCATCTCCCACAGCACACCGCCAAAGTTCTCACCGCCGTTGTCATTAATCAAGGGCGTGCCATCTAGATAGATAGACCTGCCCCCATCGACCAAGCCCAAGATCTCGCCTTCGCCAAGCCCATAGACGACGCCAACCTCATTGCCTGATTGCATATTGTCAGGCATGATATAAGGCTTGGCTGCTTGTTTTCTTTTTTTTGCACCGATAACTTGCATGATTTACCCCAAAAAATTACAATGATTTTCTGACTTCTGCCATTGATCTTTTGATCATATTGCCAGCAATGCCCTTAGCATTAATATCGCCGCTGTGATTATGCACACGCACGCCACCATCGATCGTCGTGTCATAAGCGGTAATGCCGGCTGAGACGATAAAGCCACCAATCAGTCTGCGACCGTACAAGATAGGCACTGGATTGCCTTGTGCGGTAGTGGTCACAGCGCCACCAAATCCATTGTTCGGCTTGTTGCCGTCTTCATTATCAACTGCGACATCAGGCGTCGGTGCAAGCAGGGTCGCAACGCCACTGGCAAGCATCCCCACACCCGCTGCGACCAATGACATGGATGTGCCACCCGTGAATGGCGTACCAACAATCCCTGCCACGATCATGGCAACACCTGCGATGGTCTGAATCCAGCCAGCAGCTTTACCGCCACTGCCCACCACTCTGGGAACGATATGGATGTGATCGCTGCTTGTACGGTAGTCAAGTTCATGCTCGCCAATGTTGGTCGCCTGTGTGCGTTTTTTGCCATTAAATACGGCAAATCGGTAGCCTAGACGCTCAGACTCAAGCATAAACGCCTTGTAAGCAGGGATCTGACAAGCCAGTGCATGGCTGGCTTCACGGGCACTTTTAACATCAAGCGTAAAAAAGCGGCCGAATTTCTTTGCCAAGATGCCGTGCAGTTCAATGGTTTTCATAAATTTTGCCCAATAAAAAACCGCCTATCAGATGATAAGCGGTGATTTTTGAATGTAAAAAAAGTCAAATAATTTATGCGTTTTTGCCTAAATTATTTGACTTTTGGTGTAGGATACCCTATAATATAAACCATCGGAGCAATAACGCTTAGGTAGTTTTGCTACTCGATGAGCCGATGGGCTTACACCCATCAACAAAAAAGGAGCAGACGATGAAGGCTCTAATCCAACTCATCGTCATTGTTATCCTGCTACTCATTAGCAATAATGCGTACTAGATAGCAAGCCAATCAAGCTACCGTTAATAGTTTGATTGGGGGTTAGGTGAGATTAGCGGTCTTGCCTAACCTGCCCCTTAATCTTAATCAATTTTAGCGTAAAAATCAAGGATTGTTATGCCAAAAATCGTCTCAAATCCCAAGACGCGCCGTGAAATCAACGAAGCATCCATGGCGCGCCGTGGCGTCGTCAATAAAGCGTTTAAGCTGCACGAAGACACGGTAGCGCTGGTCAAAGCATTGTCCAAACAAACGGGCAAATCTCAAGCCCAAATCGTCACCGAAGCTTTGCAGATGTACGCCGCTCAAAACATCGACTGATGTCGCACCACCATCGCCACTCGTTTTGCCCAGTTTTCTCCAAAAATTTCACGTACGGAGTTACGCCCGTGGGGATGGTGGATGACAAGGTTTTTGCCAAAGATTGGCGGTGTTTTTTCGCTCGCTAGCTCACCGCTATCACCCAGATAAATCAAGGCATGATTGGGGTGATAAGTGCGTCCGACACGGCAGATGATGACATCATGCTTTTGGATGTCGGACAATGGCACTTCGACAAAGCCTTCGTTCTTAAAGTTTTCAACATACAGGCTTGGGCTATGCTCATCTTCCCACCAGTCTACGGCTCTAGAGTAGTCGGACAGCGTCAAGCCGCACTCGCGCTCATAATAATCACGCACTAGGCTATAGCAGTCTTGGAGTCCATGCACATACTCACGCCCGACCAGTGGGGCGGTGTAGGCTTTGGGCTTGTGGGTGCGGATATTGACCACGCCATGATTGACCGATGCAATCACCCATGGCACGCCGTGTAACGCCATCTGCACACGGTCAGGCTCAGATGGCATGGGCTCGCCGTCTGGGTGGCTATGCACAATGGCTTCTATAGCAAACAAAACCTCAATCTCGGCATATTCAGCAGGGTCAATCTCAAAATGATGTGCTGGATCATTGCTGACATTACCAACGCGGATATAATCAAGCTCGTTATCAATGGTATTGCGCACAATTAAGCCACAGCACTCGTGCGGATAAGCATCAAGTGCATGGGCTTTGATGGCGTCTTTGAGGGATTTAGATAATCGCATTTATTTTGTCCAACAAAAAACCACCCAAAGGGTGGTTTGTTTTAGAAATAGATTTATTTAATGTGTGTAGCTATCATACTTGGCAAATCATCAAGATATTTTTGAACCTGCTTAACATCATGCCACTCAATATCATCATCCAATGCATAATCCGCTTTGTGCCTTAATGTCAAAAAGTTACGGTATTTGATGGCAATTTTGCGTAGATTTTTATCATTTTTTGCCAACTCATCCAAGCTGTAGAACAGGTTTTGATGTGAGCCAGTTTTGAATTTATCGGTAGCAATTCCTGCATTATTCATGACCAATCTTAGATTATGAAAAATAGCATAGTAACTACGATTAATATAGCTACGATGAATAATTTCTGATGAATTTTCATCCATATTGGCAAAAGCAGCATTGATAAAGCTGCAGAAGTCATCAACACAAATACTCATACCCCTGCTCCTTGTTGCACAGGGATAAAACTGACCAGTATTTTTTTATATTCATCGTATTCCAGCGTGTCACTTTCAACCAGTTCATCGATAAATAGATCATTCAAATCAAGGGCGTCATCAATATTTACACCAGATAAAAACATGCGAATCCGCAAAACATCCTCAAATTCTGTTTCTTCGCCAGCTACAATAAACTCATTATAGCCTGCATAGTGTTTGGATAAAAAACGCTGCAATAACTGCATGGTTTTAATGAACGCTTCTTTGCCGATACCAAGCCGATCCAATAAAGAGATTCTAAATTCAATCTCCTCTAATGCCAAGCGACTATTGTCAAGTAGGTAGTCTCTTGCTTCGCTACCTTGATATAAGTCAACAGCTTGTATGATAGGGTCTCCATCTAGCAAATTTATCGAATTATATATCACCATCGGAACAACACCAGTCAAATAGGGATTGCGATGTAGGCTTTGTAGTGAAATTTCGTTACTTTGCAAAAAGCAACCAGCCTTATGCAAAGTGTTGATGTAGTTTTGTGTTGCATCACCATCACTTTTTATTTGATAAGCTGATTGCATTGATTCAAGCGCTGCGTCAATATTACCCATTAACAAATGGGCAAAGCCTTGCAGTGTGTATGCTGCATATCTATCAGACGATAAAAGTTTTTCAGCATCCCTCAGCCAAGAAATATACATTAAGTGCTCAGGATTGGTTGGGCCGCAATAACCCTGAATATACTCCAAAGCTTGTAGTGTACGTGTTTTTGGCTGAATACTCATCATATATCTCTATATTGGTCGGCTCTTTATTCTAACATGAATAAATCAACTTGGCAAAACCAATCAGATTAACCCCGCTGCAGGATAGCCACCAAATGGCAAGGGATTGCCTTTGCCGTGGCGGATTTCACAGCCGTCAAACCATCCATTGCATCGATCCAGTGCCGGATTGTCTGTTGGCTCATTATTGACTGTATACATCGCAGCACCCGTATAGCCGCAGCACTCACCCCGATAACCGCCTGTCATCGCCCAGTGGCAATGATGGCCAATCATCCGCACGGGGATTTGGGATTGACCGAAGTCCACAGGGTTTGATAGCTCAAACTCTACAATTTGGCTGTTGGCTCGCTTCTTTTGCTCCACATACCAAATTTGCTTTTTGTACTCTGGATTTGGGCTCATTAGATACTTGGCAAGGGTGGTATAAACGGTGAGCACCGCCCCAACAAAATCACCACGCTGCAGTGTTAAAGCATGCATACCTCCCCAATGTTGACCAAGCTTATTATCAAACACCAGGGTCGGCATACTCGCTTTACCATCGCCACGTGTCTCAAGTCCGATCGATTGCACCGCTGTTGGTGCGTAGTCTTTGCCCTTGAATGTGATGACATCACTGTGATGATTGTGAAAATAGTACACATCGCCACCTTGACGGCGGGCGTCAAGGCAGTAGAGCGTCACCAAGCCATCGACGGATTGTTTTTGGATGTCTGCACTTAACGCCATCACTGTTCCTTATACGGTCTCGGTCATTTGTGTATCGGCGGTCTTGCACAGTACACCAAATTCACCATCGCGATATACGACAGCAAATGCGGTGATTTTGCGCAAGCCATCCCAACCTTTGAGCTGTTGAGTTTGCTGTGATGCCCAGGCGATGAGCTCACCACGGAACACGCTGACGCGGTTACGACGTAGTAAGCCGTTGTTTTCTTCGTTGTTCGTGACTTCAAAGCCGTCGTCTTCAGGATAATAGACAATCTCGATGTGGTCTGCTTTCTCGCCATGGCTTGCCGTCCACATGCCCACTTGAGAGATAAAGCTTGTGATTAGGTTGGCTTCTTCACGGCTGAGCAGTTGCAGCTGTAAGCTTTCGCCGTCGGTTTCGATAGTGGTTACATCACTCATAATTAACTCCAAATAAAAAGCCCTTGGTTGTCAAGGGCTTGGTTGATGTCGACGAAATGGATGTCGTCGAGTTAAAATTAAAACACTTGTTCAAGCTTTAGGCTAATCTGCCAGAAGTTGCCTTTACGCTGACTAATGCTATAGCCTTCGCAGATGTATTTATTTTTGACGCCAAAGGGATTGACCCAATAGAAAGGCCTTGCCCCTTTGTGTGCATCAATAAAATCCATCATCGGCTTAATCACCGTCTCAAAATCGCCTGTCTTGGTGCCTGACCACGACTCACGGCGATTGTTGATGCCGACGCTGACACGCTGTACATAGCCATCGTTGTACTGGTTTTTTAGCACCGTTTGGGTGGTCTCGACAGACGCACCCATGTTGAGCTTATAATCAAAGGTCTGCATTAATACCCCCAGCCTTGGCGGTGTGATTTAGCATCACGCTCGGCAAGCTTATAATCGATGGCATCGCCGACCATCTTGCCGATGGTGACGATCAGATCGCCGTTTTGATCTTGTGTTGCCGTGGCAGGCTCACCGCTGTAGTTATTGATGATGATTTTAGGTTCGCTACGCATAAAGCGATTTGGATTATCTAGAAACTTCGTCAAGCGGTCGTTATCCCGTGGCTTGACCACACGCTCGCCCTTGTCAAGAATCCAAGTGCCTTCGCGCGGTACGCTGGGGATACCGTCGTGGGCTTGACCGACGGGCTGTACCGCTTTTAGCAAAGCCACAAACTGACCACCACGGGCAACTGCAGCCGCAGCCGCTAGAGATTTATTCCAGATGGTGCCGGGGGTTTCTGCAAACGCTTTAGAGCCCGCCTCCCACATATTCATCAGCGCCTTACCGACGGCATAAGACCTTTGTAAAGTAAATAACGCTTGATAAACACGGTTATTTTCCCCCACAAAACTCTTAAGCGTTCCAAGTATGGCGTCGTAATGTTCAACAGCCAGCTCTTCCATCAAGGCATACCTGGCACGCAGGTTTTCCTCAATCTTTTGTTGCACAAGTTCATCATTGTAAATGATTAAGTCCCTGCGTTGTTCAGCGGTTATTCTGCGCGACTCATCTGCTGAGTGCTCCAAAGCAATCATGCGTTCATTAAATGCGGTTTGCTCAGCAAGCAATGCTTCATTGTCTGCTTTTAGCTTATCAATTGGGTGCATTTCTGGCTTAGCTATACCGTATTTTCTGCGCAAATTATCTTTGATGAGATCCATTGGGTTGGGCTCATCTTCAGATGGCTCGGGAGCGCCTGGTTTGCCGCGCTCAGCATTAATGCGTATTAATACTTCCAGCTGCTCGTTGAGCTCACGCGTCAGCTTTTCTTCTTCGCTAAGCGCATTCTCTAGAATGTCATAATACGCACGAGTCAGCTCATTGCGATATCTTTCAGCGTGTACACGTTTTAGATCCGCCTCCTCCATTTTTAGCTTTTCAGCCAACATGTCGCTGCCGTGCTTTTTAGCCACTTCCATCAGCTTATTAATGTCTGATTGTTTGTCAGCCAATTCTTGCTCAATGCGCAAAATATTTTGCAGATTTGAATCTTTGACTTTGATCAGTGCATTTTCGTTCTGAATAGCGCGCGTCTTTTCATCTTGAGTGATCTTAAGCGAAGTCAGCTCATATTCTTCACGAAAATCAATGGCATCAAGCATAGCTTTAGCAAGCTCTGCATTTTTCGCCAGTGCAAATTCATGATTGAACAAGATTTCTGCACGTCTTTCAGTCGCAGCAAGCTTAATCGCCTGCTCTTCGGTTTGTGCAAATTCAATCAGGTTATTCTTTTGCTTTTCACGCTCCCAAAGATAATGCTCGGCTTTGCGTTCAAAAAACTCATCAATATTCGCTTTTTGTATTTCAAAATCTTCTTCACTAAAGCCTGCTTCAGACAGCTCTTTAAATGCCGTAGCGCGCTCCAATGCGATTTTTTCAAGCCCATCCCAGCTATAAGCGGATAATATTTCATCACGCTTTTTAGCTTGCTGTTCAAGCATTTCGTTGTATTCATTATTGGCTTGTGCGACCATATTGCCGTATTTATCACCGGCTTTGGCAGACGCGCCACGCTTGACTTGTTGGCTTTCAGGTGCCAAATGCAGTAAATCAACTGATAAGCCGTCAGCGAATTTGACGCGTGACACCCATCCGCCGCCTTTTTGATGAAATACTTCAACATCTTCGACTGCGTGAGTTGTGGTGATCGCCGTGCCTGTTTTCATGGCATAATCAATACCACGGTGATCCCTGCTGGCGCCAGCTTTTGGTGCTTTTCGTCGCCCAAAATCCGAAGTGATTTTATAAGCAGATAAGTCCTTGCCGTCAGCTTTAAAACGACTCAGCTCTTCAGCAGTTAACCGTCTGCCACCCCCTGTCAGGCGGATGTCTAAGTGCGCGCCAGTGCTTGTTCCGCTATTACCACTGATACCGACCAAGCGGCCGTCATATTCTTTTTCTTTGTCTTTTTTATCCTTACCTTTGGCGTCTTTACCACCCTTGCCAGTTGCACCGCCCGAGCCACCGACGCCGCCGCCGTCAGCTTGCGCTTCAGCTTTGGCTTTGGCTTCTTTGCTAAGCTTATTGGTAATGATGATGCCATCAAGTTTACCGCGCAGGTTGGTGCCAGTCCCCATTGCAAATACAGCATCAGGTACTTTTAGTAGTTCGCTACTTTTTAACTCAAAATGCGATATATAATCTTTATCGCCACCAAGTTTTGAATTAACCCAGTTTAAACCATCAATAATCCCGTTAATTTTACCAAGAAAGTAATTAGCGACCGAGTCACCCAGTGAGGTAAATAAGTTAATCGTCTCTGCTTTAAACTTGTTAAATACGTCCAGTGAGTATTTAGCAAAGCCAACCGCAAAGCCTGTCATCTTGTCAAACATAGTTGCAGAAACCTGCATCATGCCAACAAATCCGCCTTCAGTATCAGCAAACATTTTGGCAAAGTAGCTTTGCGAATTTTCGGTGGTTTGCTTTGAGCCAATCCCAAAATTGCTTAAAAATTCGCTTGTGGCATCCCACAACCTGCCAAAGCCGTCGATACCCCAGTCAATCAAACGACCTAGAATCTCTGCAGACACATCAAACGCATCGCCAAGACTCTCCATCGCTTTTTCAAGACTCATCGTGCGCACGGCAATCGCTGCAATGATGCCGCCGATAATCATGATGGGATGTGCCATGATAATTGCACCGACTGATTTGAGCCCACGCCCAAAGAGCGTCACGCTCTTAGTTGCCAGCACGGTGGTACCGACCAGCGCCTTTTTGGTTGCGTTAGCTGTGGCCAGTCTCACTGTGTAAGCTGTGGCATCGATCGTCGCTTTTTTCATGGCCAGTGCTGTGGCGGTGATACTGTTAGATGCCAATGTTGCTGCGCCTGTTAACGCCTTTTTCGCCCCTGCCACGGTTGTTAAGCTACGGGCGTATGCAACCCCAGCGCCCACTGCTGTCGCTGCGGAGGTGCGCCATCCGTTCACGGTTGCGATACTTGACGCAGTCGCTTTGGATAGCACTGCCTTAGCATTGCTCAGCGTAAATGTCGTGCGCACATACTGACTTGTCGTCAGTGCAGCAGACTGCGCCGCTCCAATAAAACTCATGACAGATGCCGTGGCGACACTTTTTGCATTAGCAAGTGTAAAATTCGCTCTGGCATAGTTCATCATGACTGTTGATGTAGCGCTGACATTGACATAAGCTTTTGTTGTTGCTGTATCAAAAAGCTCTACCGCACGGGCAGCAATTTTCTTTTGTTGTGAAAATAACGCACTGGCAGTTGTCAGCTGCTGCTGGCTATACGCTGCCTTGGTTTCAGCAGCGATTGCAGCGTATAGGCTTTTTGTTTTTGTCATCAGCGACACTGTCATGCTGTCCGCACCAAGCTTTGCATACAGCATTGATTTGGCATAATTGCCAGCGACCACCGCCCCTGCAACACCTGCTACAGCGGTCAGGGTTTTAAAGTTTTGAGTGACAAAGTTAAGACTGCTAACCACCAGTGCTGATGCGCGAGAGTTTTCATTCACCAGGTCATGGACAAGGTTTTTGTACTCTTGACCGATATTTGATAACGCTTGACTGATCGTCACTGGCATCATAGCCATTTTGGCATCAAGAGCGTCTCCAGCGTCCGCTACGGCTGAGTAAATCACTTCAGCGGTGATCTTGCCTTCAGATCCCATTTTTTTAAGCTGATCAATACTGACGCCCAATTTTTGAGTGAGCAAATCTATCAGCACTGGCGCTTGAGACGCAACCGAGTTAAACTCCTGCCCCTTTAAAGCGCCCATATTTAACGCTTGAGCGAGCTGTGTTAAAGCCGCCTGTTGCGACGCAGCAGATCCGCCGCCCACCGCCATTGCCTTGGTGATGTTTTCGGTGAATGTCAGAACTTGGGCTTGTGATTTGCCCAAGCTGTCTAGCGCACGCTTAGACTGTGCGTACAAATCCACCGTCGCATCAAAGCTTGCGTAGTTTTCACGGCTGATGTCACGCAGATTGTTTAAAACATTTTTATATTCTTCATGGCTTTTTGTATTGATCCGAACCTGACTTGCCAACTCTTGCATTGAGTCAGCAGTTTGTATGATATTTCGAGCGCTCAACGCGCCGCCAATCACATTGAGCGCGCCGAATCTGTCGAATGTTTTTTGAGCAAATCCCGCCAAGCCCTTTAAATCTTGTTCTGCTTTTTTGGTGGCTTTTGAGATATTGCGATTAAAGTGTGCCGTATTTGCACCCAGAACAATGTTTAAAGACAGCATAATATAAGCTCCAAAATCACAAAGCCCAGCAAACTGGGCGTGGTATCACTGAGCATCTTCCAGATGATTAAATCGCTCAATCAAGAGCGATTGCTCATCTTCAAGCTCAGCTAAGCGCTGATAATACTCGTATTCTTCGCGCATCTCGTCAGTCATGGGGTTTGGATCAATGATCAGATAATCAGACAGCTTACCGCCGCCCATGGACGCGGCAATCGTTGCAGCTTGGATGTCACCACGATAGCCGCCGATCGGGTCTAAGCGGTCATAAGCCAGCCATTCTGACAACTCACTGGCACTCATCGTCGCTTCAAGCTCTCCGACAGTCTTGCCCAAATGCCCAGCCAACTTAAACAAAAACCGACGCTTTTCGTCGGTTATGAGTTTTTTTCAAGCTCTGCCTCGTCCTCGTCAAAACGATTGACTTTCCCGATCGCATCCATGAGCTCACCAACAGTGCCAGCATCAATTTGGGCGATTTGTGGCAGATCAGCCTCCGTAAACATCGGCTCACCATTTTCATCACAGACACTGTACAAGATACTGTAAGCGCTGTTATTCAAGATGGTATCTTCTTCAGTTTGCACTTTTTTGTACAAAGCAGATTGCTCACCAATGGTGATCTTGCGTAGGTAGATCGGCTGGTCAATGCCGTCAATCTCGACCTTGGTTGGCTTGTTGCGTGATAAAAGCGCGTTGATTAAGCTGTTAGTGTTAGTGTTTGTTTTTTTCATAATAAATTCCTAAAAATAGGGTGCGTTTGCACCCCGTAGGTTGGTTTGTGTTTGATTAGTCAGTGATTTTTGAGACATCGCCAGTGATGGCAATGGTGGCAGTTTTGCGCAGTTTGCGTTTGGTATCTTCATTATCAACCGATAATTTAGAGATAAGACCTGTAAATTTGCGCGACTCGCTAGATGCTTTGACAAACTTAAGCTGAAAATGTAGCTCTGAGCCATCGTCAAAGGCTTTTTGAACCAGCTTTTGAGCAGCGTCTTCAGGATCGACCACAAACTCAAACTCGATCTCAGACTCTTCTTTAAAGTCAACGACCGCTTTAATAGTGCGCTTGTCGTCTGTCGCAGTGACATCATCAAGCACCTTTTCGTCAGACGGTACCGAGCACTTGGTCAAATGCTCAACTTTTTTAAAGTCTTCGCCGTCAGTGGATACAAACAGCTGATAAAAGCTGTCAACAAGATTAGCGACATTTTTCGCCATAGTTTTGCTCCATTAAAAAAGCCCACAAGGTGGGCGGGGTTGATTAATATGTTTGCCAAAATCCATATTCTATTAAGCTGCGATACAGTCCATCTTCATACAGATATTGACAGCCACCATACTCTGACGGCTTAATGTTATCAAGCACGCTAATAACTTGGTCGGTCAGTGCTAGCATGTCATCATAGTCATTATGATAAACATCAATTTGTATATTTATCCATTCATGCCCTGTGATGCCATCCAGGGTATTGTCAGGGTGTGTGCTAATGGTCTGATATACAATATAAGGCGGACGCTGACCGACCGACTCTGGCACAAACAAAGGGTACACCCTGCCATCCACCAAAGGCGCTAGTTTTTCATAAATAATTTTGCTTGCGTTCATGATTGATCCAATAAAAAAAGCTCAACCGATTTACGATTGAGCAAATGACAATCACTCGCCCATCATTCAATGAGCAGTATATGATCCAGTTTTGAAACTGGATGGCTTCGGCTTTTTTTCGCTTTCATAGCTGATATACATTTTATGTACACCAGCTTCTGATAGATTGTAATAGCTGGGGTTTGCGTTACTTGTCGCTAAAATATTAGCCGCATCAGGCAGACAAAACCAAATATCCCCACTTGACACGGTGGGGATTTTTTTACTAATTGAAATTCTTAATAACCTTGTACTTAATCATCTGGTTGTTCGCTTCAATAACTTCAAGCAGCGCACCTTTATAACCAATCTGATTTGATTCGGATAGGTCATACTCAACATTATTATTAAATGCAGGGCGTGCTAAATCGCTACTGAACTCACGGTAGGCAATATTGATTTTATTCCCCACTTTACCGTTATATAATAAAGTTTGTTGAAAATTGTTGACACCAACTGTGGCCCAATTTCTTTTTTCAACATTTAGCCCCTTTGTGCAGCCACCTGGTTTCCCTAAACCATTAATAAAACAAACTGTATTATCTTCTTTTTTTAATGCCAAAGCTCCCAAAGCGGACGCTGGCGCTACACTTGTACCACCTAGATATCTCACGGTCCCAGCATCAATACCGCTTGTTACCGCAAAATATTCGTAGGTTGCGTCCTCACCAGATTTTGGGAAGTATCCTTGACTAATACTTGCGCCTAAGCCCAGCTTTTGAGAACTGGCAGAATAAAGAGCAAGTCGCTCAGTTGCTGTTCCTTGTACCAATAGCTTATCACCCAAACTTGCCGTATTAATACTACCAATTGGTGGTTCACTGATTTGCTTGGTTGTGGGCAGATAATTCATTGGGGTGCTTGCACACCCTGCCAAAGCAACTGTGAATAGCCCAATGAAAATAAATTTTTTCATGGTTCAATCCTTCTCAAGTAAATAATAATGTGTAACATAAAATAACTAATATTTGAGAAAAAATCAACCTAGCCACCATGTTTTTTGATGCTTTTTGCTAAGCGCGATTTAAATCTATCAACCGCTTCGGCTTCATGATTATGATAAGCTGGACGGATAAAAGGTGCGGCAGGCATATTTTTAGTACCATACTCAATAAACCGCCAATAATAAGCCGATCCGTGTGTCTTTCCTGTGCCTTTGTGCATATAAATACCGACAGAGGCTCGATGCTCATTTCTGCTTTTTTTATTGAGTCGGCGTCTGCGAACGCTTTTTTTGAGCAGCCCCGGTTCTTGCCATTCAAACTTACCTTCTCCTGGCTTGGCTCGTTTAGATTTACCAGCGCGCCACTTGCCATTTTTGGTTTTAACGTAAGTTGCTTCACCCTGACCGTGCGACATGTACCGGCGGTATCTTTTTTCAGCAACTCTTGCACCACGTTTGGCAGCGTTGAGCATCGGTTGACTGGCAAAGTTTAAAGACTCGTACAGTGACTTACCGCGAAATTCTTTGTCAATCTTACCAAGTTGTTCATCCAACTCTTTAAGACCCTCAATTTTAACGCTCACTTTCATCAGTCACCCCCTTTAGCATCAGGGTCAGATACTCTTTGCCACTACCATTGTCCGCCAACGGCTCGCCCACAATCTCATACATACGGCCGCCATGCTCGATACGCATCGTGTGATCAATATCATCACGATAGCGGATCATAGCACGTGCTGTGATGTCGGTACCGGCGGCTTGAGCAGCAATAATATCTTTGCCTGATAGCGGTGTGAATTGTGCGGATAAATCTAGGATATGCGCCCATTTGCTGGTGACTGCACCAGTGGCGGATCGGCTGATCGTTTTTTGATGCACTTTGATTTTTTTTCGTAGCTGTGATGCTCTCATCTCACTCCCTAGACCGTCGGTGTCCGATATGGCGACAGCATCTGGCGCACCGCTGGCGGTAAATAATTACCGTGTTCCGCGCCATTTTCGCTGTTTCTATTGTCATCAAGATAGCCCACCATGAGCAGCGTCGCTACTTTGAGCGGCGCCCCCATCTCTGGTGTGATAGTATCTGTGATGTAGTTTCTGACCGCTTGCTCTGCTGCGTCTAAGTAAGCAGACAGGATCAAATCATCTGCATCATGATCATAGCGCAAATGATGCTTGACTTCTTCCAGTGTTGCAAAGCTCATGAATCATCTCCCAAAATTGCGCGTACTCTGATGCGCGGCTTGGCTTTGACCGATTTGGGCGTATCGCTTGGCGTATCGCCAAAAGGGTCGTCGCTGCTATCTCGGCGCGCCAGTGCTTGCAAGCTATAATTTTGCTGCTGCATGAGCGGTGACTCGCCACCAAGCACAGGCGCCAAGCCAAGCTTAGCGCGCGCTTCGTTCGGGCTAAAGATGCCTGATAGCGTACCTTCTTTGAGATACTCCATTTGGCTAGTGCTATCCATGCGAATCAGTGGTGATAAGTCAGCTTCGCACTCAGTGCCCTTTTCTAAGTCCAAATGCTCATCAAGCAGATTTTCAATGGCTTCTATATAGTGTTGCAGACAGTCTGAGTAGTAGATTTCGTTCAAATTGTACGGTCTTTGTCCTGCTTTTAACTCACTCATACCAACCTTAAAGGCTGGCACATGGAACACCGAGCAGACCGTTTCACCGCTCATTTTAAGTTGTTCTAGGGCTTGGCTGTCTGTCGCACTCATGGCAATCGGCTCATATTTTGCTCCACTACCAAGCACGGCAATACCGCCCCGATTCACCCCAGAATAGGCTTTTTGCCAGTCGGATTTGACTTTGTCCGCCCTGGCTTGGTCGATGTCGGTAGGCACGGATAAAATCCCACTAGGGCGAGAATTATTGCCGAACAGGGTGCGAGAACCGTCCTGAATCGACAGCCCCAAGCCCACGCTGATGCCACACGCCGTCAATGGCGACAAACCGACAAGTGGGTGGTAAAAACAGTTAAATCGGTCATGGATAATCTCGCTTGCTGGCACAATCATGTCAGTATTGATATTAAATAACTTATCAGAGCTGATTTGGTAAAAAATATCACCGCTATCAGACACCAGCACCTTGACACGGTCAGGGTTTAGGACGTACAGTTGCCAAATATCGCCGAAAACATCACGCTGTTTAAAAATATAGGCATTACCACGCAGTAGCTTGGAGCTTATCCAGTTTTCAGCGAATTGTTGCCAAGTTTGGTGCTTGTTGGGCTTTTTTAAGATGTTTTGGGTGCGAGATTTGGTTGGCAACAGTACGCCATTTTGCACGGATTTGGTTTGTATGCGTAATTTGCCAATGTCGGTGCTAATCAAGCTCACACACGCAAACACGGCATGAAAATGGGTCAAATCCGTGCGTTTTAGCTCGTCATTTTTTTGCCACGCTCCCATATAAGGCTCACTCACGATGGGTAGCCAGCCATCGCCGCCATTTATCACAGGAGCGAGCGATTTTTTACGGAATAAATCAAAAACGCCCATTAGTTATTTTCCGTGTCGGTTTTCTTAGGTTTGCTCTTTTTTGGTTTGGTGATTTCGGTTGTTTCGTTGTTTTCGGCAGTCTGAACTTGTTCGCTGTCATTGTTTGTAGCTTCGCCAGTTTCGGGCGGTTCTTGATTCTCAGTTGGCGGTTCGCTATCTTGGCTATTTCCCAACTGCCCGAATAAGTCGCCCGTGTCGCCATCATCGCTGTCGGTTTCGTCATATTCTTTGGCAAAGCCAAGCTGAATAAGGATTTTGGCTTGGGCGGTGGCGATGTCTTTAATGTCGCCTGTGGTGGCATTGGGGGCGGGTTTTAGGTATTTGATTTTCATTGGCTTACTCCTGTTTTTGTGTTTTGATACTTGGCACAATACCAAAACACAAAAACAGCCCTGCGATAGGACTGTTTTTTGCCTTGTTAAATGGCCACTTAATCTTCGTACTTGATGGCAGCCGCCGCCATTGGACGGCGTTTTGCCCAAGTGATAAACCGCTCGGCACGAATGGCTTCTTTGTTCTCTTGGAACAAGTGTACAAGCGTTTTGTTTGGCATTGTGATGGTGGCTTCGGTGCTGTATGATACTTCCACTTGCCCTTCGTCCGCCAAATAAAATTCAGACGGCTTAATCAGTTCCACGATGTTGCCTGCACTTTCCGACTCAATAACAGGCAAGCCGTTTAGCGTTTTTTCACCTGTCGGTGCTTGTAGCCCTGTAAAGACGGGAGCACCAAGCGGATTTGTCAGCTCTGCCCATTCAGATGCTCGTGTTTCGCTCATAATGTAGTGAGCTCCTGTTAAGGACAAATTCGCCTTGATAAACACTTGGCGGAGCTTGGCAAGGTCGGCTTTGATTTGGGCTTCCTCGCTCCCTGTGGCGGTGATGATGGTCGCTCCGTGCAATGACCCAGCAGGGCGAGTGGCACTTTGGGCTTGGTCATCAATAAAGGTCAAATCAAGCAGCAAGCGATTGGACTCAATCAAATCATCCAAGATACGGCGGTCGCCATTAAATTTGTTAAAGCGACTAAGTTCATCTGTCAGAACCGCAATGCCAGCAACTTTGTGGCGTTTTAGCTCTACGCTGTTAAAGGTGGCGTTGGTCACAGGTTTTGGCTCGCCTTCGCCCACCCACGCCGATGTCGCCCCTGTTGCCATACCTGCGATGGTAGCATTAAAGTCGCCCGCTCGCATATGTTTGGCAAGTTTATCAATAATGGTTTGAGCTCTCAAAAGCTCAATAAATTCACTTGTCAGTGGACTGGTCGGTACAAGTACACTTGAATTGCTGGTATCCATGACGGTTACCGATTTTTCCAGCTCGGCAATGACAACAGGGTGCATTCCTGCAGATTTGGCGATTTCCACAGCACTCACAAAGTCGCCTTTGCTTGCCAGTTTGCTAGATAGGGCTTTGGCACGAGCCATTTGTGCAAAGCCGATGCCTTTTGGCAAATTAGATTCTACTTTCGCGCTTTTGGTCTCTTTAGGGATAGGCTCGCCAGTTGCCGATGCGGTCGCTTGTTCTGGAGTTTCGCCACCGATTTCGGTAGGATTTGGGGCGGTTTCCACGGATTTGATAAGCTTGGTCAGACGCTCGGCATTCTTTTCTAGGCGGTCGATGTCGGTTTCCAGTGCTTTGATGGCTGCTTCGTCATCATCGCTTGGGGTATGACCGCTTGCGACTGATTTCGTCATAATCTCGCCAATTTGCTTTTGTTTGGCTTGAATGGTGGCTAAAATTTGTGCCAGTTGTGCTTTGTAGTTCATACAAGTGCTACTCCGTTTTTAGGTAAAATTAAAGCAACCGCACCATTACTGGGGGTTGCTTTCGTGATTGTGGTTTGGGTTGGTGGTGGTTGAATTGGGTTAATTGGTGGATTTGGCGTATCAGCGAGTGGCAGGCACTGTTTTTTTAAAGCAAAAGCGTCTTTAATCTGCTTTACGCTGGTAATGACCGCATCGCTATTTGCAGGGACGGTTACAACAGATAACTCATACCATTCCCATTCTTTGATGTGAAGACCCCATGAATTTTCGATATAATTGTATTCTTTGACTTTAAAGCCGACCGATAAGCACTTAACCAGACCAGATTTGATTGCGTGCCAAGCTTCGTCAATGCGGTCTTTAAGTTTGCCTTTTTCGGCGATTTTGGCGATTTTGGCGACAATCTCAATGCCTTTTTCGGTAACTGTGGCTTCAATCACTTCGCCGATCGGCTGATTGTGATTGTGTTGCCAAAGCAGTGGGATTGGTAGCGCAAATTTGACGCCATCGGTCTCTAGCACGTCATCATCTCGATCAGGGCTTGGCGTAGTTGCAATGCCGGTGATGATGCGGTCATCGTCAGTGTCAGTCACTGACTTAATCTGCAGTGTTGAGTATGCTTTTGTCATGATAAACTCCCATGAAAAAACCCTGCATCGTGTGATACAGGGTTTGATTTGTTTTTAGCTTAGGCTTTATTTCGTTTGGTGTGATAGGTCGTCCACAGTCCATCAATATGCTCAAACAAATCATCAGAAATTGGTTGGTGCATGGCATCCAAAATGAAATCAACGCCTTCACGCCGTGCCAGTTTGGCGGCAGGGACAAAATCGGCATCACCTGCAATCAGTACAATGCGGTTGGCTTGCATTTTTAGGGTAACGGTAGAAATATCCACCCCAATCCGCATATCTACGCCTTTTTGCATAATGTCAATGGTAAAATCATCATCCATTAAATCGCCCCATGCTTTCTTGCCTTTTAGGAGTTCGGATAGTACACGGGGTTTTAGTCGCCAGCCATTGCTATAATCAGATAATCTACCCAGTCTCAGGGCAAACTTACGCTTTTTAATCAGCTCTTTATGCAGTTCTCTACGAAACACCGCTTCGTCTGATTTTGATAAATCCAGGGCTTTACCACTAATAGGGTTGTGCATTTTCTTTTCAAGCGGTGGGCAATCATAGAAGAATATGCGGTATAAATCATCTTCTACCTTGTCTTTGTTGCGGAGTTTTAAATGCTCCAACGCCATTCCCATTGCAATGCTTGCCATCTTTTCGGCATTATAATGTTCATTTTTTGGCAAATAGTGGCGTAAGCGTTTGATGAAAAACGCACCATCAATAAAAACAGCAGTTGTCATAAAATTTCCTTTAATCAACAAAAAAGCCCAAAGGCTCGGCTCTTTGAATATGTACATCAAAGGCGTACTGCTAGGGGCTAGATGGTTGTTATTATAGCGGCAGCTATATCTCTTGTCAATCTCCTAAAAGTAAATACCGACATCATCGGCAGATTTGGGCGGTTCAGGATTGCGGCTCATGATCGCCACAGCATTTAGCATGGCGATGACAGGGTCGATCTTGCCGTTGCCGCTTTCGGCTTTATCCATCTTGACGCCAGCGCCTGTCGCTCTGATACGCGCATTGCCCACGCACCAAGCCATCAAGGGCTGATTAGCATGGTGCAGATCACCGCTTGCAATCTTGCGCTCGCATGTCTTTTGATGGCCGCCCAGCTGCCAGCCTTGGCGAATTTGCAGCATAACATCTTGATTGACGCCTGCGTTTAGCATCGCCTCGATCAGCGTTTCAGATCCTGCCGGGTCAAGCCCCACGCCGACAAGCTTACCGGTGTCTTGTAGCTTTCGTGCGATCTCGGCAAATTCGGCAACATCATCACCGACTTCTTTGACAATGACTAAATCCCCATCATTTTCAAAGTCACGATAGCGTGGCTCATCTTGTTTTCTGCGCTCAAGTGCTACCGGGTGGCACCATGCGCGATTCCAGACAAGCCATTGTTTGACTTCGTGGCGGTTGTTGTTTTGGTCGGTGTAGATGTATTTGGGCTTGGGCAGACGACCAATGACAGCGCAGCCCAGCAAATCATCAAGACCGCCGCCATCGCCGCCCATGGCAATCACTTCGCACTGATCAATCAACTCATCAAGCGTAAAGTCTTTGCCAGCTGATTCCCAAAACTCTGCCCCTGCCCATCGGTTCGCGCGTAGGCTGATGCCGATTTCGACATTTAAGTGCTTGGCCATGAAGTCTTGTAAGACCGCTTTTTCGGGCGCGGCTTGCGCTTTTTTAAATTCACTGATCAGCCAACTTTCATCGACGGACGCGCCAAGATTGGGGTTTGTGATATAAAAATTTTTGGGATCTAAATGCTTGTTATCATCAAGATACGATTTTGGGTACTCGTACAAGACTCCCAAAAACTCAGGATCATCAATCTTGCCATCGCGCACATCACGCGCATAGTCCAGCTTTTCTTTCATGATGCCCGCGGGCGCTTCATTGCTCATCGTCGTCAGCATGATCACAAAGCCTTCGGGGCGCGATGCCAAGCCGCCCTTGGCTTCTCTGAGCATACTTGACGCACCTTGGCGCTTGCCAAACACCCAGAGCTCGTCCACGAGCAGATAGGTAAACTTAGCACCTGCCAGGGTGTCATTTTCGGCAGCGACGACTTTGAGCGTGGCGTGCGTCTTTAGATGCGTGATCGTCTTTGTGTGTACAGACACGTTGAACATCTGTCTCAGCTCTGGATCGCTGCGTATCATGTCATGCAGCGGACGAAAGCTGTTGTCAGCAACTTCTTTGGTCGGTGCGACAATTCCCATTTCGCATGATTGGCGCTCGTTGAGAATCAAAGCGGTTAGCATGATGCCAGCTGCCAGCGTTGATTTACTGTTCTTTTTACTGATCAATAAAAAAAACTCTTTGATTAAGCGCCGATTCGTTGAAAGATCATGCGCGCCAAAGATTGCGGCGACGAAGTCATACACCCAGTCTTTGGTTACTTCGCCGATTTCTGGACTGCCGATGACATCCACAAGCTTAAGCGCTTTAAAGACTTTGAGCGCGATCTGTGCTTGGCGCTCAAATAGCGGCGCACAGGGCACTAAGCTTTGACCTGCAACAATGCGATCCTCCCAATCGGGCAGCGCTGTCGTCCATGTGATCTGTGTCATTTTTTAGTCGTCTTTTGATATGGTTCTGTCGGCGTTTCGGTTGTACTGGGTAATTATTGCGTTGATCCCATTTTCTAAATTGGTTTTAAACTCATCAACCGACTTGGTGACGCTTGTGGGATGCCGCGCGAGATTGATACTGACAATGCTATCAATGGTTTCAGTCAGGCGATCGATAAACGCGCGCGTCAGCCTGCCATCACCATCCCAGCACTTAAATAACTTCAGTAGCTCGGCATTGTTAGCGTCTTTATGGCTGGCAACATAGCTGATACGCGATTTGACCGCGTTTGGCATCGTCTCACCATTAAAAATGGCTCGATTAGCATAATATCGAGCCTTTTCCATGTCTTCTTTGAATTTGCCTTTGAGTCCTGCTCGGTGCAGGTATTTGTAGCAATTACCCAGGCAAAACGGCAATAGCTCAGCAATCTCGATACACTCAATGCCACTTGGGCATGATGTATAGTGACTGGGTCGGTTAATCGGGTCGTGTGTCATGAATACTCCTTGATTTTTCAAGTGGAATCCTGCGAAATTCTTCAATAAAACTATCGTAGCTTATGATTTTGTATTCACCATTGACCACCGGATAAACAAAACCCTGCGCATCGGCAGGGTTGTTCAATTCGGCGATATCGCCAGCGTCGTTCATGTACCTCATTGCTTGATGTCATGCTCCCACATATCAGCTTGATAAGATGCGGTCGCAAAACGGCTACTGACTGCCAGATTCTGAGCTTTATCCAGGTTGTCTTCTTTCTTGCCGGTTTGGGCAAGCTTATGTTCGGTGTACGGTAGCAGAGCAATGGCGGCGCTGATACGCTCCTTGGGTGAGTACAGTCCTTCTTTGTTGTTAAAGACCGCGGTTAAGTATTCGAGCGGTGATTCGTATTCGCCAGGCTCTGGTGCGCTCTTTAATTTTGCAATCAAATCTTGTACATTTTGGCGCTTGGTCATGTCAGCGACATACTTGCGTGCTGATTCGTGATTTTTACACCCAGCGACCATCGCTGCTTCAAGCTCACCCATGCCCTCAGCCACGTTTCGAGCGTATCGCTCTTGTTTTGGCGTGATTTTCATTGTGATTGGCTCTTTTGTAAAGTTATGTAAATTTAGTAACAATCAAAAATCCGGAGATTTTTTCCAAAAACCAAAAATTTTTTATGCACGAGACGGGGGTGGGTGTTCGTGGGCAACGCTAGAAAAATTGTTGCACACCCCCCACCCTTGCCTCGGCTTGTGTTTTGGTTTGGTGACAGTCTCGGCACAGTGTTTGTAGATTTGATTTGTCATCGGTACCGCCTTGAGCAGTGTTGATGATGTGATCTACTTCTAACTGACCGCCGATTCGTCCACAATGGCGGCAAGTGTACTGATCACGAGCTAAAATCTCTGCTCTTAGCCTGCGCCATGGTCTGCCGCCGCGTCCTTGTCCCCAGTTACGCTTAGATTGGTGGGATGTGAGCGGCTTAAGTCTTGGCTGTAAGCCGGGTAATTTGTACTTAGCCATTTAAAATCCCCAATAAAAAAGCCCTGTGCAAACATTGCCTGCAAAGAGCTTAGTAATAATCATAAGAAAACCGCCAGTATCTATACCAAGCGGCTACTATAGCAAAACTATACAATATTTTGGTCTAATTTGTCAATAACTAATTTAACTGTTCAGAATATTTGAGATTTTACTTTGATTCTGACGCTGTGTGCTATCGCAATGATGTGATCAATAATATCTTTACATGCGTCATTCATGCCATGGGTGCGCCACGTTTGTCTTGAGATACCAGAACAGGTAGCGCGTTCACGTTCAGAAAATGGATACTGATTTGGATCGTTGGATGGGCATGGATAAGTAAGCTCAGTTAAAGCAGTTGCAATAATGCGCTGGTGATACTTGTCTGGAATAGATTCAAGATGTGATGACAGTTCTTTGAGAGCGAGGCGCTCTAGTCTTGAGCGTTGACTTAAATCATCATACAAATAATAGCGATAGCATAAATCGGCAAAGCAGCTGATACGAGCAAAGCTTTCAGCAGCGGCGATCAAGTGGTGGCGCGGTGGGCTTGGTGTGGCATATCTCATAAAATTCCCCTGTGGTGATGTGTGATGGGTATTATCTGATGTTGTGAAAGGTACTGGCAACCCTTAGCATACCCTTAGCATTTTGATTTTTCTAAGTGATTGATATTGTTATTATTAAAATTAAGTGTGAAGGGTGTGAAGGGTGTGAAGGGTTTATTTGTATTTATATGAATAGAAAAATATTAAATGAAAAAATTTACCTTATTAATAGCGACTGTTTTTGAAATGAACACTAATCACAGAAGATAAAATTAGTAAATAAAACAAAAACTTAAAGGGTGTGAAAGGTAAGTTATGAACCCATAACAAACCCTTCACACCCTTCACACAATGATTTTGGGAGTAAATGTATCCTGGCTTTATTGTTGTTGCTTGCCTATGATCTGACGTACCTTTTCTTGAAAACTGCCAAGCGCCTGCCCAAACCACTTTTGGTCGGGGTTTTCGGGCGTGTTTGCATACCGAACAATAATAACGGTCGCTTGCGGTGTCTTCGGACCCTTGAAGTTTTCTGGCAAGTAGCGCACCACCCTTTTTTCTTCACGCTTACCAAGAAAGGTGCCAAATCGTGTTTTTGATGTTGCTTTTTCTTTGTCGTTGCCGCACAAAAAAGCATAATAATTAAACAAGTCTTCTGTCCGGCAAGTTGCGTAAGGAATATCAAGTTTACCATCTTTCCAGTCGTTATAAAAGCGCTCATAATTAAACATAGATAATTCTTGCAAATGTTGCTTAGCCGTTGTATGGATGGCTTTGGTGTGAGCGTCTTGCTCGCCAACATTTTTGACGATCAAGTAACTATAAAACGCGCGCACCATCATATCATCAGCATCCATCAAGGCATCTGATAACGCTGTCTTGAGCTCGATTGGCATCGTTTGCTTGGGATAAAGCACTACATGACGGCGGTCGGTTTGCTCCAAGCTGAGAGGTTGTAAATCGTTAGATAAAAACACCACATTGACATAGTTGTCCTGCATCCAGCCATTTAAAAACTTCTTACTGATCCAAATGGTATCACCGGTGATTAATTGCTTAATCATACCCATGTGGTTAAACCTGTCTTTGCCTTCAAAAATTTCTTCGAACACAGTCCAAAGCTTACCCTCAACCCAATCATTGTATTGGCTGACTAATTGACCCTGACCTAGTGTCAAAGCATAACTACCGTAGATACGGCGCATGATACGGTCAAAGAAAAAAGATTTGCCGGCACCTTGTACATGACCGTGAAAAATTAAGGCGGTATCCATCTTAGTGCCCATGTTTTGTAAAGGGATGGCAAGCCAATTAAGAATCCAATTAACCACTTCATCACTGCCGTCATCACCACACAAATGGCGCAATAAATTAATGAATGGTGATGCTAAGCCATATAAAAACGCTTCGATTTGTTCATTGCTTGCGTTATTATCGCCCATCATGTCGTGCAGTTCCTCACGACTAAATGGTGTCAATGGCAAGCGGTCAAAGGTGTTAATATAGTTATCATCTGGATTAGTGGGACGCTTAGTGCAGGATGGGTCAAACCAGATATTGGCTTGTTTGACTTTTTGGCGGCGATCAGATTTTAGCCAGATATCGTACTCAAGCGGATATTCCAAGCGCAAAGTATCGGCTGGCTGACGTATCTTATCCTCACGGTTATAAATCTCTTTGGTGCCTGCGATCAGCCAGTATTTATCAAAGATATCCGCATATATCTCAGCGGTAAGCTTGGATGTATTAGCCTGAACTTGTTGACGTGTGATTGTCTTTTTGTTTGGGTGATAGTGCCACTGGTTGGCAAGCTGCTTGTCACCCACAACCTCATCAAACTGCGTTTTGGTAAGCTCTTTTTGCTCACTTAAATGATAAATCTTATTTGTGCGTTTGCCGATGTCGTCGATAACTGCGTATTGCTCAAGCAAAGCATCCAGGGTGACCCCTGACGTCTTTGGCTGGCTTTGTTCAGGCATTGGACGATTTAGGGCGTGGGATATTTGAGCATTAACAACCGCCAAGCCAAACGCCATATGCAAATCGTTATAATCAGTCAGCTCACCAGTAGCGATGCGATTATCGCCGCCAAAGTCAGGGCTGATGTATTCGGCCAAAGCGATGGTTGATGCTTGCTGAGCTGCGTCGATGCCTGCATTTTTGCCTGTTTTTTGGGCGGTGGCAAAGTCATCATCAGCACAAAAGATGATACGGTGTGATGGATACAATGCACGGACAATGGACGCACATTTAATCATATTGTTTGCGTTGAATGTCACAATTACTGGATAAGAATACCCCATTGCTTCATAGATACTAGCGCCAGTGGCGTAGCCTTCCGTGACAAAAATCACACCATTACCAACAGGTACTGTGCCAAGCGTATAAAAACATTCATTGACCAAACCACCTTTAAGAAATCTCTTATCATTCGCCTCGGAGATGGTCTGTAAATTGCATAATGTGATATTGCCCGTCTTGGTGTTGTGATAATAAAGAGGTATCAGCAAATGACCCGCATCATCAATGCGCAGACCATGGCTCATCACGCCTTTTTTGGCAAGATAAGGATGGTCTGTCGCAATGACCGCCTTAGCAAATCGATCTTGAGCAACACTTGCGACTTCTCGGCGTATCTTGGCTTTAGCGGCATTATTTGCCGAGTCTTTTTCGGTGCGGGCTTGTTGCCATTTGGCTCGATCTTGATTGCTGATAGGCTTACCGCCGTCAATACCAAGAATGTCCGCAATCAGCGCATGGGCTTCGTAGGCATCTGACTTAGTGTAGTCACGCACTAAAGTGTAGCCGTTGCCAGCGCCGCACTGGCTACAAATATATGAACCGCTACCGCCTTTGTCATCGCACCGAAAACGGTCTTTACCACCACAAAGAGGACAAGGCTGATGCAGGTGTGGCGCTTTGGTAAAATTAATCCCGACAGCTGGAAAGATGCGGTCGATATAATAACCTTCCGCCTGGGCTCTAATTGATTCAAAATCAAGCGGTGTGCGTTTATCTGTCATCATATACCTCTTGATTTCTTAATTAGTATTTCATAAAATAACATTGTGCTTTTCCTTATATCCATGAAAGCATACACACCCCATCGGTTGCCGCCGATGGGTTTTTATTTTGCTGATTATTTATCCAATTCAGCAAGGCGTGGGCACAGATCCACCGCACGAAATTTACCATTCGTAATCTTTTCAATTTTTAGAGCATTTAGCTCCTTAACGCCATGCTTTTGGTATAGCCATCCAGTAACAGTACCTTGCTCAACGCCTATAGCCTTAGCGAGCTTTGTTTGGCTACCGAATTCTGAGATGAGTTTTTCAATAATTGCAGACTTTTTCATATGCAAACCTTTACAAAATAAAGGTTATCATATAGTTTTGCCTATTGATTGTCAAGTGTAATTTTTAAAGGTTGCCTTGTAAAGTAAAGGCTATCCTTTTATAATATAAGCGAGAGGCAATATTGATGAATGAGGTAGAAAATGAGCCTAGCAAGTAGATTAAAACAACGTCGCGATGAACTTGGTTATTCTCAAGCCAAGGTTGCGGAGTTGGCAGGGATGGCTCAGCCAAGCTATGGCGATCTAGAAAATGGTAAAACAAAATCAAGTCGCAAGCTGGTACAAATTGCTAATGCATTGAAAGTAAATCCTGATTGGCTGGCCACAGGCGAGGGTCAAATGACGAATGAGGGTGCCAATATTGAATTCTCGAATAAAGCTATCGCCACCTGGCAAGATGGCGATAACATTCCTGATGGTATGATTGCAATTGGGTATCTGCAAGATATTTGCGGCAGTCTTGGCAATGGCTATGTAAATGAAGAGCCAACGGTTGAATCAAAGCTATGGTTTCGCGAGGAAACGCTCAGAGAATGCAATGTGAATCCTATATCTGCCAAAGCTTTTGTTGCCCGAGGTGATAGTATGGCACCTGATATCACTGATGGACAGACGATCGCTGTAGATACATCAGCAACAAGAATATATGATGGGGAAATCTATGCATTCCGCAAAAGTGGCGAGCTTAAAGTCAAATACCTTTTTAAACATGGAGATGGTTTTAAAGCGGTATCGCGTAATGATGACAAGCTAAGATTTCCAGATGAAATCTATACAGCTCAAGATATCGAAGCTGAAAATATTGAGATTATCGGACAATTCTGGTGGAAGTCGCAGACTAGACGGGTTCGGAGATAAAACCCATCCAATCGCGATACATTCACTCATAAATCACATTATTAAACTTTGATAACCGCCTAATTGGCGGTTTTTTATTGCCTAAAATCTAAGTTATTACAATAATTTACATTAATTTTATTGATTAATTTATAGAAATTACTATTAAACCTATTGACAAACATTAAAAGGTTTACCTATAATACCTATCACTAACGATAGGGGATATCATGCGACACACCAACGATGCTCAAAGTCAGCAGACACAATCCAAAGCTGTCACTATTTCACGTATTTACAACGCATTACGTCAAATGCGGCTGACTACAGAACACGGCAGACGCGTCAAGAGCAACACCATCGCTCATCTGCTGTCGTATGAAGAGAGCATCCGCTCTGGTCATACGCTTAATGTGGGAGCGTTAGGTGCAGCGATCATTAATATGAACTGGATGATTGATCATATCACTCATATTGATGATAAGCGAGTACTACCCAGTGAGCGACTGTTTTTGTGTCAAGCAGCGCGCATATGTCAGCAACGCTACGATATCGAAAAATCATTATAGGAGGATTTATGCAAAACTCATTACCAGTCTTTATTGAATTTGCCGCCGAGATAGTTTTGAAGATGTTGATTGTGGTTGGCGTAAGTGCATTGCTTTTTTATATCGGCACTTATGCACTACAACGACAAGCTGAGGCTGATTATATGGAATGCCTGTCATGGAAAAATGACGGACATGCTGTTCAGTGTTCGGAGGACTTCCGATGATCGATGCTCGTAAGATTATCACAACTAAGTTGCTCAGCGGCGATAAATATGTTCCGTGTTACGTTCATGACAGCATCACAGAACCAAATCATGTGTGTTTTCATGTGTTTATCAAAGGCATTCATCACGACGGTCGATATATCGATGAAAATCATGAGCTGTGGCAATATGCCACGCCATTCGATGTCACAACCGGCGAGCCCATCACTCAGCTTACTAGACGCATGGCAAGCTTAAGCGTGCCACATTATAACTGTTAATCCAGCCAAAGGAGTAAATCATGGCAAAACCAACTCAAGTACAACGCTTTATTAGCGATCTAGGCGCAGGCAGTATCGAACATATGCTTGCACAAATCATCAGTGATGTCGCCGACGGCGTTGTCAATACTGGCAAAAAAGGCGAAGCGACACTCAAGCTAACATTCAGCTCGATTGGTGATAGTCGCCAAGTCCGAGTTGAGCACAAGCTGACTTATAAAGAGCCGACTCGCAAAGGTTCACGCTCAGAAGAGCACACAACCGAGACGCCAATGTATGTCAATCTAAACGGTACAGTAACTATTGTGAGCGAAGACAACGAACTGTTTGATGCCACAACAAGCCAAGCTTATGGCGAAACCAAACCTGTCGTAAACGCAAATTAATATTGGGAGTTATTTTATGTCGAATTTTGAAAAACTGTCTGATGCCGCTGTTGGCGCAACCCTTGCTGACCCTGTTGCCTACCCAATCAATGGGATTAACGCCATTAGCCATAGCACGCATACCAAGATTACTGACTTGGAGCGTTATCAAGATGGCCGCAGTCGTGCTCGTGGCACATTTGCTACTTATCACATTGCTCAATTTGCCCATTTTGTGACCAATTATGGTGAGCCAGCGCATACGGTGACTTTTGTGAGTGATTGGGAGATGTTTGCTATGGCGGTATTGGACTTTGGCCACGATGAATATGTGATGGGCAAATGTGAGTATCGTGCTTTGTGCCAAGCCAGAAAGACACCAGTATTTGAGATGCTACGCAAAAACAACCGCAACCGCATCAGCCATCGCAATTTTATTGATCTGCTGATTGATTGGTCGCCTGTCTTGACTGCGTACAACGCAAACAATGAGATTATCCGTATCACAGATGCTATTACCGCGCTGCGCTCAATCGACATCAAGGCGACTGCCACGGCAAACAGTGAAGTACAGGATATGAGCGAAAGCCGCTCGAAGTTTGAACAAGTCACCGCCAAGACCGCCAATAACAATACGCCAGTGCGCTTTGTGGTTGAAGATGCATGCTATGAAAGCCTGCCAATCCGTGAGATTGCACTACGCCTGGCGATTGACACCCAAGGTGGTGAGCCTGAATTTAAGCTGATTATTGATGGGCTTGAGTTACTTGAGCGTGAGCGCACACAAGAATTTGCAAATCTAATCCAAGAGGCCATCGGCGAAGAATATGATGTGCTGATTGGTGGATTTACACCAGATTAATCATGGTAGTTTGCAGCCATAACCAGTGCGCTTTTGGTAATCGAGCGGAAGGCGACAAGCTCAGAGTGTTGCCGCTGGAAATAACCTGAGCAGTCATCAATAGCACCCTTGCATCGTGTTACGCCGATGGCTAGGTGATGACCGAGAGCCCCTGCGAGAGTGGGGTAATCATTAAAGATAGTTTAAAAGGAGCAAAAGATGTTAATCAGACAAACCCCACTAGCCAAACGCCCAGGCATTCTAACCAATGAGCAGGTCGAAGCGTGGATGAATGCTAATCCTGACCGTGTGCAGCGTCTTGATAACACTGCTTATGACCACAGCATCAGTGTCGGCATCAGGAGTAAACCCGAGAAGCGCAAGCAAGTTAAGCGGCTAGATAGCAAAGCAATCAAAGACGCTCTGGCTAAGCAACAACGCCAAGTGCGCAAAAAATTACCGGTCGCCTGCAGTGCCAAATCCAAACAGGCGGTCAAGAGCGCCACCACCAAGCGCAAAAAGAGGGGTCGTAAACCAGTAAACCGTCTGAAGACGCTGGCTAAACGGCGCGATGACTGGCTGCAATACCTGCAGACGACCGGATGTCCAATGACCAGCCGCGAAGCCAGAGAGATGTTTGGTATCACAAACCCAAAATTCACGGCTGAGCGCATTAATCAAGATGGCGAATACATTAGCATCACCAAAGAAATGTACAAAAACCGCAAAACCTTGATTTTTAGAGCAATAAATTATGAGAGATAAATAATGAAAGGCTACAAAAAAGGCGAAGTTTGGGTCAAGACAAGCACAGGTGACGAAGTAATGATTGTGCGCACGATAGATAACTATGTTTACTTTTATAGAGTTAAAGAGAATCGCATTGGATATACAAAATCAGAGACATTTATTATCAACTACTGCCCAAAACGCATAGTTAACGCTGGTGATAAACCAAAACTACTCGCTTTGGATATCTTGATCGACGAATTTATGTCAGGGTTTATTTTGATTCTGTGTATTTCATTATTGGTCATGGCTAATATTGCCTTGTTTAGATTTTTGATCGTTCATTAGGAGTTGAGAATGGCGCACATTCAAATACTATGCCTACACCTATGGATATTCACCCTGCTATGTGTAATAGCTACAAACAAAGCACTGACAGATTGGAGTCTAGGATTTAATTTTGCCCTGCTCATCACCCAAGTGGTGATCAACTTGGCTTTTTGGAGAACTAAACCATGACACACGCAGTAAACCACCCAAAACACTACACCAGCCACCCAAGTGGCATCGAGTGCATTGAGATAACTCGACACATGGGATTTAATCTTGGCAATGCTGTCAAATACCTATGGCGCAACGGTCTCAAAGATGGTCAGCCAGCTATCCAAGATCTTGAAAAGGCGATCTGGTATATCCAAGATGAGATTGACAAAATGATAGCCGAAGAAAACAAGCTTGAGAACCGAAGAAACATCATAGAACTAATTCGGGATGAAATTGACGATTATCTCATGGATGAAAGAAAGTCAAACAATATGCTGTTTTTGGATACCGAAACGACTGGATTGGACGAACAAGCACAAATTATCCAGCTTGCAATTGTGGACGAAGATGGGGATGTAATTGTCAATACGTATCTAGATAGTGACGCAGCGATTAGCCCAGAAGCATACCGAGTGCATCGCATCGGCAAAAAGCAAATCAAGGGCTACCCCTACTTTAGGGATATTGAAGCATCAATTCAACGCCTGTTATGTGATCGTAAGGTGGGCATGTATAATGCTGATTTTGATATGCGTATGATGCGCCAGTCTGCAACTATATGCCTACAAGTATTTGAAAGCGTCTGTGTCATGGAAATGGCCAAAGCGCACTTCGGCGAAGAGAAATGGCTAAGTCTAGTGAACGCGTGCAAGCGCCTAGATATTAAGCTAGATAACGCTCATGATGCCTTTGCCGATGCGTTAGCGACCGCTAAAGTGTATGAGAGAATTACGGAGTAAATATGGAACTGAAACGATTAAGAATTAATGATGTGTGCGAAATGACTAAGCTTAGCCGAACAACTATCTATGATAGAATGCGTTTAGGACAGTTTCCCAAAAGCCACAAAGACGGCCACTGTTCGCTTTGGTGGCATCACGAAATACAGGCTTATCTTGCCGACAAACTGGCGCAGCAACAAAGCGCCTAATCCAAAGCCCCTTAATCAAGGGGCTTATTTTTTAGGTCGTCGATAAAGTCAGCCCAGACTTGCAGCATCTCACGCCGTTCATCAATCCATTGCACACGGTTATAAGCTCTGCCGTTGCTATCACGCACTTGGTGACCGAGCTGCATTTCTATCATACGATAATCATAGCGAAACTTTTCTTCAAGCAAGGTGCGCGCCACCGCTCGAAAACCGTGTGCTGTCTGTTCGTCTTTATCAAATCCAAGTCGTCTTAGCGCTCGATTCACCAAACCTTCAGAGATTGGCCGCAGGGTCGTATTTGGCGATACAAAGACATAATCGCCACGGTGGTGGTCTCGCAACTGCCTGATAATTTCCATTGCCTGCGTGGATAGTGGCGTGCTCAGCTGTATTTGTGTGCTATTAGCGGTCTTTGACGGCGTGTAATGCCAAGTGGCTTTGTCAAAATCAATATCGCCAAATTTCAGATTACGGATTTCACCTTGGCGCGCGAAAGTGTACAGGCTGAACATCAAGCATTTTTTAGTGACAAATGAGCCATGATAACCATCCATAGCCTGCACCATTTCAGCAAGCCTTGCTTCATCTAAAATGGCAGGGTTGTGCTTCTTCTTTGGCGATTTAAAAACGCCCGTCAGATTGACAGCTGGATTATTCTCAGCTCGACCAGTAGCGATCGCATAAGTCATCGTTTGATTGATTAGACTGCGGATTTTTTTTAGTTTTTCGAGATGTCCAGCGCGCTCAATTGGTCGTAATACTGTCATGCAATCCATGACAGTGATTTGATCCACTGGCTTATTGCCAATTACTGCCAACAGCTCGGCAGTGTAAGTCTGCAGCTTATTAACAGTCGCATCAGCGTAATCACGTGTTGCCAGCCACTCGTTGAACACGGAGCGAAAATCATTAGCCAAGGCAATGCGCTTGGCTTGGTCTTGCTGCTTAGCATGCTGTTTAGGATCGATATTTTGAGCAAGGAGCGCATGACAGTCTTGGCAGGCTTTGCGCGCATCCGCCAAAGCGACGGCTGGATAATTGCCAATCTTATACATGTCAGCTTTTTTGGTGTGTGGGTGCTTATACTGCAGATACCAAGTCTTAGTGCCAGAAGGTAGGATATTGAGTACAAGCCCATTACCGTCATAAAGGCGGTATAGCTTATTTTTTGGCTGGGCTTTTGCGACTTCGGTCGCGGTCAGTGGTTTGGTGGTGCGCGCCAT